ATGGCGTACCTGATGAAGGATAGGCACCAGACCTATTACCTGAGAATCGTTCTCAATAAGAATCAGCAAGCCCAATTCGGACGAAAGGAGTACAGACGCTCCCTCAGTACGAAATCGAAGAGAGAGGCCAACAGGCGGCTTCCTGAAGCGTTCATGGAGGCAATGAGGATGCTGTCCTGTGCATCTCTGCCAAGGGGAGGGCACCAAGTACCTGTTGAGGTATCTCAAAAGCCCCTGCTAAGCGATCTCTTCAAAGCCTACAAACGACACCTCACGTTGATGGGCTATCAAGGAAGAACCGTAGATGGGAAAGACCCTGTCCTTAATATCCTATTCAAGATAATAGGTGATAAGCAGGTGGACTTGTATACACGAGACGATGTTCGCTTGCTACAAGATACCCTGTTGAAGTTTCCTCCAAGGTTTCAAAGGCAGTTGACTAAGGGAATGTCAGTAAAGCAGGTGGTCAACCTCAATAAGGGTGGTAGCACTATAAGCACTGTAACCTTCAATAATTACATGGCTATGTATATTGCAGTTTTTAACCATGCTATTAAGGAAGGGTATATAGAAAACAATCCATTCAGGAAGACACGGATACACCAGAAAAGGTTGAAGTCTTCTTACAGGGAAGCTTTCAGTGATAGTGATCTTCAAAAGATATTTTCCTATGTAGAAGGAAAGGTAGACATAGGAGAAAGGAAGTACAAAGATGCTTCAAAGAATATCTTAAGGGCTGATAGGTACTGGCTAACGTACCTTGGCTATTACACCTCAGCCAGATTGAATGAGCTAGCACAGCTTTACACCAGTGACGTTTACAAGATAGAGGGTACATGGTGTATTCATATAAGAGCAGGAAATGAATATCAGAGGCTAAAGAACCTTAATAGTGAAAGACTGATACCAATACACCATGACTTGATGGCTTTAGGGTTCTTGGATTATGTGAACAAACATGATGGGCATTTGTTCCCAATGCTTAAATACTCAAAAGAGTACGGGTATGGTGCCAAAGTGTCTACATGGTTCACTGTTTTGTTAAGAAAGCTAGAGATTAGCCAAGGGAAAAGGCTCTCATACCACTCCTTTAGGCATACTGGTGCCAATATACTGAAGCAAAAAGGTACTGAGTCCCATCTAGTTGCAGCACTGTTAGGGCACTCAACGGGAACTATTACTTACGATAGGTACGGTAAAGCTTTATCTCCAAAGGTTCTTGTTGATGTTGTTAACAGCATTCCATCAATAAGAGATGGCTTTACCAATGTTGATACTGCTGCTATTTTTGAATAAAAGACAATGGAGGTCGTGATGTCAATTACTGAATGCATAGAATGTAATGGTAAGGTAAGCACTACTGCAAAGGCATGTCCCCATTGCGGTGCGGAAGATTACAAAGAAAATGCCTATTTTAGTTTTGTGTATAATGTAGTCGAGAATGGGTCTAAATATTTTCCTGCACCTATGATGGGAGTGATAGGTTACACCATGATTGTAGCTTACATATGGGTATTACTAAACATACCATTTATAGTGGCAGTTGCTGTAGAGTTCACCAAAGAAGCTGTTGCATTGCCTAATGTTATCTATAAATGGTCTTCTTGGGTGATTGATATCTATGTTGATTTCTACATAGCAATATACGATCTTCTGTTGAAGATGCTTTTCTGATTACCTCCTAAGCCCTGCAATTTTCATTGTGGGGCTTTTTTATTGGTTTTTATCCTATCAAGTTCCTACCTTAGAACCCTACCCACCATTGACCCTAGGAAGCACCTAGAAACGTTTTTAGGGTCAAATTTCCCAAGAAAAAATGGTTTATCAGCCGACTCTGACACGATAGTTCAGGTTCCTTTATTCCATACCTTTAAGTATCTTTAAAATTGGGGGACGGCATTATGCCATCATGTCCCCTTCTTTCTAGCGTCCTTCTTAAGTACCTTAGAAACACCTCTACAGATTCCTTGTCGTCAGACACGATACTGTAGGCGACTCTTCTAAAGGGTTAAGACAGGCTTCCAAAGGGGAAGGGGATATATGATCCATCATCCCTTCCGTTCTGGAGAATCCGTGTTAACCCTTGGTGTCATCGTGTTGAGGGTCTTGGCAACAGCCAGATATTCAACAGACCTTCACCAAAGCCTAACAAGACAGCGTGTATAGTCGTGTAGATAAAGAAACGCATAAGATACTTGCAGACCCTATGAGAAAAATGCGACAGTATTAATAGATCGACAGGAAAGAGATAACCGGGGCCTACCAAGGCTTACCGGGACTTTCTAGGTTCTGACTGTATGGAATCCACTTTAATCTAACACTGTGTTCAATCAACACTGGTGGAGATTGCTATGTCTTAAAAACTGAAGGAGAAGAAATTATGGCTGCTGGGACTCAAGATAAACCACTTCTAAATATTGTTAAAAGTACTTCTAGCTCTCTAATAAAAGAGGCTGATAGAACATTAATCTGTCTGGAGCCTTAGTGCCACGGGGCTTTCAGGATTTATAAGCGAGGTAAAAAATCACATCCGACCAAGAAAGAGGTATATAAACATGTCAATGAAAGGTAAACAAAGCGTAGCATATCGGACTTGTGATGATAGTGTCTTCTCCATTCTAGTAGACCTTCCTAAAGGTGCTGGAAATCTCTTTATCGCTATGCTTGAAGAAGTCTGTAAAAATGATAATTGTCTTCAAGTGGATATGCCTACTTTGAGGAAAGCCCATGGCTGGGATAAAGATAATTGTAACAAACACCTCAAAAGGCTAAAGAAAGATGATGTTGTAAAGAGCGTATACGACATTGATGGTATCGAAAGGCTCATGATCAACCCTTCGCTGGTGTGGTCTACTGGTCGAGACAAACTAAGGTTTGCTTGTAACATGTATTCTCTAGGTTCTCATGCTGAGGCTTTGAATCATACAAGGTTCGAGCGTTCAATGGTGGGGCATATTGATCCTGATACTGGTGAGATTAGTGGCAACTATCAAAGCCGAGAAGAAGAGTTAATTAAAGCTCTAGCAGATGTTATCGGCGGCAATTAAATATAAATAATTTACATAAAATACTTGCAGGGGTTATGCTTATTTATTTACAATAATATTAGTAGATAAGGAAAAATAACTCCTACATAGTGGGGTGAAATTAAGCAGGGGTAAATAACAATGATTAAAAATGACATAGACAAGATACATCTTGTTAGTGAAGCCCTTGCGGGACGTAACTCCAACGGGCTTCCTAAATTCAATAAGTCAAAATATCGCCTTCTAAAACGGCTCTCAGAGTTAGTCCAGTACGAATCAGGCTTCAAAGTAACTCGGGACTATCTCTGTGATCATCTCCAGGTTGATAGTAGGAACCTTCACGTAACGCTTAAGCCTCTTATCGAGTCCCAGCTAATCGAGTTTGATACAGCTAGGACAGATGAGAAGTTGAAGAAAGGTGAAGTTAAGATAGTGATAAATCCTAATTACTGTTGGTCATTCTCTAATAGGGTTACTAGGGAGAAGGCTGTAGAAGATTGGTATTTCCTTCGTGATCTATCCGAGACAAGCAAAACAGATATCACCTTGTCGCCAGCCTTCAAAGAGACCCTAGCACTCTTTGAGAAGTAATTCGAGAGTCATTCCTTCAGACAGTTTGGCTTTTGAAGGTGTATATAAGGGCCCTCTTGCTTATATGCACCACTAGGGCTTACAAGATCCCGTCTTCATCCTCTGTGAGTCCATCCCCAGAAGTCTCGTTAGGTTTTCCTTCAGTTCCTAGCGGGGCTTCTCCTAATATTGAGAGTTGTGAAATTAAAAGCCAGCACAGCTTTCAATGAGGTATACCGTATCCTTCTCCTTTACGTTATGCCTCACCTCAGAAGTCCCTTTCAGTCTCCCTGTTAGGGGCTTCACCTTTAATCTATCCCTTTAGGCTTATCGCCTTACTAATTTCTCAAGCGTCAGGCAACGTGTTGAGAAGGCATGCTGTCAGTCCCGGTTTGAAAGCGGCTACCTCCTCCGTGAGTACGGGCTGTCAGTTCTAAGAGCTTAAAGGGATAGGTTATTTCCTGTCATTTAAATAAAACTGAAAACAATGGAGTATTAAAAATGCCTACCAACAATGCCAAAGACGCTATTTATATCACTAAACAGGATGCTAAAAGGTTCGGGTTCAAGTTCTACGTTTCCGAGAATCCTTGTAAAAACTGTCTTAGTCGTCCCTCCCTCAGATATACATGCAACAGTAATTGTATCTCATGCAACCGTGCTCGATACAAGAAGGGGAGTAAGCAATGATTGATCCAAATACCATCGTTCCAAGGTATGTTAACGAAGCTTTCACACTCCCTGATAAGTCTGGAAACCTTCCTATTGGTGTTCGAGAAGTATACGGCCGTTATATCCCGATCATGTTCCGTGGTGATAACTGGGAGCCTGATTTGAGGTCTGTCTTCAAAACCCCAGAAGAAGCCCACGAAGTATTCCAACAGCAGTACGCCGTAGCCCTTCGAGTCTGTAATCAGTATTTCAACTTCTCGGATCATTTCAATAAAGATATTTCTAAAGGTCTGAGGCTTCAAGCTGAGAAGATTGAAAATGATTTATCAGCCGGTAGAGAGACAGTATCCCTATGAATCCTTATAAGAAACTTTCTAATATCCCGCCGCATGTATTCAAAAACCGTATTCTCACAGAGCCTGTAGGTAAAGACTTTAGAAACTATTTGAGATACATGCTCGATAACTTTCCCGACGACCTTTCCTATATACATAAGCATTCGCAAAAGTATGTGAACCATGGTGGTGCTTGGGTCATCACTTTTAGTCGGTGGCGAAACAGGCTCGAAAATAACTTAAAAAAATACGAGAAGGAAGATAGTTCATGACAAAGTATTCAAAACAGTACAGCTACCCCATTGACGTTCACAACAGTATTCAGCAGATGGGCAAGGAAGACCTTCGGATTGAAAATCAATTCAAAACCTACCGATCAATGCTTGAAGACAGTGTTATTAGTGGTTCGGTAAGCTTCATCAAGTCTGTGCTCAACCGCCCCTTCAGCCTGAAGCCTCACCTTCGATCTACTAAGAAAGAACGTGAGGTTGTTGAAGCCCTTAATAAGTCTCTCAAGAACCTTGAGCCCTATAACTTCAACAGGACAATGAATAATATCCTGACGCTTGTTGAATATGGCACCAGCCTTCAGGAAGTCACCTTCGAGCGCAAGAACGGTTATCAAGTTTTCAAGACCCTTTCTCCTATCAGTCTCCAGTCTGTTAATAAGTATGTCTATGACCGGGGAGAACTGAAGAAGCTTATTCTAAACGCCCCTGAAAATGATGGGATGATCCAGAACGTAGCCAAGGCACCGAAAGAGGTTGATGGTTCAAAGGTGCTAGCCTTCCAATTTCAAGCAGACCCGGACAATCCGCTAGGAAAATCACTTCTGAGAGGTTGTTATAGCAGCTTTAAAGAAAAGACTACATATCGAGAGCTTGGCCTTGTAGGCGCTTCTAAGAGCCTTGCTGGTGTCATGAAGGTTGAGGTTCCTAGCGAATATCTGAATTCCTACTTTTCAGATCCTTCTAGTGATCAGGCTCTACTGGTCGATAACTTAATCAAGCAATCAGAATTGATGGGACAGGGACGATCTTCCTTCGTATGCCTTCCTAGTGACACGACAGAAGGGAATGCCAAGCTTTTCGATGTTCAGCCTATCAAGGGCGTTAATCGGGAGGGCTTCGAACTCGAGGCCAGCATCAATCGCTGTAACCGTGAATTGTTCCAGTGCCTACAAGCTTCTGTGCTGTCACTTGGTCAAGACGATTCAGGTTCAGGTTCATACGGCCTTAGCAGCACTAAGAACGTCCTCCTAGAAAACTTCCTTCGTGGTGTCCATAGCACCATTGCAGCGGAGTTTATGAAGGCTATCAAGCTAGCTTTCCAGCTTAACGGTCTTACAGATGAACGCCTTCCTGAAGTGGTATTTGAAGATATCTCTGAGCCTTCGTATGAAGAATTCGTTGAAGGCATGAAGGCGCTTGGCATGAGTGGACTTTTAGAACCGACATCTGAAATGGATCGTTGGATTAAAGAGAGAATCAATGCACCTACTCAGGGCGGTTCAGGTATTTCTAACGGGAATACTATGAAGGAGCTTAGAGAGGCAGAGGAACAGCGGGAGGCTACTAACGATGCTACCTGAAGAACAAGTTAGGTTGAATATTGGTGATACAGACTCTGAAGAATACTACCTAGATGACACGGTTATCACCTTCCTCCTTACTGAGAATGGCAATAGCGTTCTTGATACCTCCATTGCAGCCCTTGAAGCAATCATTAATCAAATCGCTCTACAGCCTTCCCGTTGGAAAATCGGCGATGCCTCAGAGACAAGGGCCAGTGTTGAACAGCTTGAGAATCGTCTTCAAGAGCTAATCAACAAACGGAATGCTCAAAAGTATACAGCTATCCCTATCATCCTGAACACCGATAGAAAGGATTGGGATGACTTGGATAAAATTTTTGATTAATTAAGGGTTTTTATATGGGTATTTTTGACAAACTCCGCAAGGCTAAGCAACCACCCAAGGAAGAGCAACAAGAGAATACAGAGCAAGAAACCAGTGCTATTTCTGAGAAAGAACTTAACGAAAAGCTGAAAGGGTTCCTCTATTCCGATGACCTTGTTTCTGAATATATTCACATCTTCCGAAAGCTTTATGAGATTCCAGAATTTAAAGAGGTGATGGAAATTATCGAAGCTAAAGAAACAGAGCTAAATTCGATCAACGATTCTCAAGAGTATTTCAAGCAAGAATCAGAGGTCGAAGTAAAGACTTCAGATAATGAAGCTGAAGAAGAAGATGGTGAAGACTATCTAATGACAATTCTAAATGAACGATATGGAGATTAAATCCTATGACTAAAATCAATACTATTGGCCCGAAGGGCGATACCTTCCTTGTGGAAACCACTCAATATGATGCGATGTTCGATGCAGTCAACGTTACCGTCGCTGGTAGTCCGGGCGACATTTTGGAATCAGCGGCCCTGCAAGTCTCGTCTACCAGTACCGAAATCATCGGTATTCTTGCTGAAGAGACTGACGGCACCGCTGGCCCGGTTCGTGTAATGACTCGCGGGTATGTTGCAACCGTCGATCATCAAAAACTGAATTACAACGATGCTACTCAGGCCGATGTTCAAGGTTGGCTTGAAGATATGGGCATCGTGGTAGTTAACAAGTAATAATTCATAACAATATAAGGATAAAATATCATGCTGGTAGATAATGAAAAGATTATGGATCGCACCACCGCGATCAATAAGATTCCCGCTAAGCCTTCCCTGATTGGTTCAATGGGCTTCTTTCAAACCCGTACCGTGAACAGCGACTATATCACTTTTGATGTTCAGCAAGGTTCCCTGAAAGTTCTTAATGACAAGCTGCGTAGCGTTGCCGATAAGAACACCACCGATGATAAGTCTTTTGATCAACACGTTCTGAAGATTCCTCACTATCCGGTTGAGTCCACCATTACCCGTGATCAGCTTGGCGGTATTCGAGCTTTTGACAGTGAGAGTGAAAAGACCGTTGCCGCTGCTGTGGCGGAAGCCCTTGGTGATCATTCTGAGATGGTTGATTACCACCATTCCTATCAGCAAGCAAAGATGCTGTTCAATGCACAGCTTGTTACCGACAACTTTGGTACCTATGACCTTGCCAGTGAACTCGGCGTTTCTCAGGGCACCAAGACACTTACTCACTCTGCTGACGGTGACACCCTGGCACTGTTCCGCCAAATGCAGCGAGAAGCTAAGAGCGGCCTTGTAAGCGGTTCTGCCCGTGGCTTCGTTCTGTTCGCTGGTGATGACCTGTATGAATGGCTGCTGAGTAATCCTGACTTTGAACGCGCCATGCAAATGAATGCTTGGGGTGGTACTAACCCGCTGCTGGGTGAAGTCGGTGAGGTTGCGGCAGGTTATCAAGCCTTCAATTTCGGTAGCACCACCATCGTTAACTATTCCGATAGCTTCACTCTGCCGGATGGTTCTAGCGATTCGATCCTGCCCGCTGGTGAAGGTTTGTTTGTCCCGCGTGCTCGCCTTGGTCGTCACTTCTTCGGCCCTGAGAACACCCTTACCGGGCTTTCCCAAGGTGGTCAGCGTGCCTTTAGCCGTCAGGTTCGTGATGAGCGCGACCGTTTCATTTCCATTGAGAGTGAAACCAACAGCCTTCCGATTCTGGAAAGCGTGGCAAGCACCATCAAGGTCGACTTCACCGCTTAAATATTAAGCACCTCTAGAGGGCTGGCTGGCGATTGCTGGTCAGCCCTTTTTTATTGCCAGAATAAAGTAGGAGATAATTAAAATGGCAGAGACAAAGCAAAAGAGGGGGAATGTTAAGGAAAGGAATTTCACCTTTTGTCACGATCAAGAAACCTTGTTTGAAGAAATAGAAATCTTTGCACCCCTGAGCAAGAAGCAAGAGCTTTATCTTCAAGATGAAAGTAATGATGTCATTTTATGGGGTGGGGCTGCTTCTAGTGGTAAAAGTCATCTATCACTTTTGAAGCTTATGATCGACTGTATCGAAGATAAAAACTATAACAGTCTTCTCCTTCGTGAATCGCTCGTTCAGATCAAAGCCCCTGGTTCAATCTGGGAAGAAGGTTGCCGAATGTTTGATAACGTTGGTGCCTCTTCAAATCAGGTTAATAACCAATGGCGCTTTCCTAATGGTTCTTTCGTGAAATGCCATTACCTCAAAGCCAACCAGAATGATTTTCAAGGCTCACAGATCCATTCAGCATTGATTGATGAAGCAGCGCAGATCAAGAACATTGATGATATTTGGTATGTAACTTCAAGGCTACGCGGAAAGGGCTCTAAAAAGAAACAGCTTAGGATGACTTGTAACCCTAATAGGAATTCTCCGCTTTGCCAGTGGCTCGTTGATGGTGGTTATCTCCTAGATGATGGTCTTCCGAATCCCGAGATGGATGGAGTAACTACCTATCTAATCCAGATTCAAGGGGAGTTTCAGTTCTTTAAATCCCGTAAAGAGATTGAAGAGGTGTACGGCAAGGCTGCTGCAAAAGGTGCCTATTCCTTCGTTTATTATGCAGCAAACGTCTATGACAACCCGGCAGTAGTGAAAGAACAGCCAGAATATATCTTCAAGCTGGAAAATATGAAGCGTATTGAAAAAGAACGCCTGTTGCTTGGTAACTGGTTCGCTTCAGATGGTGGTGCAGGCTTCTTAAAGCGTGAGGACATCAAAGAGATTGAGCTATCAGAGGTTCCTTTAGGATTGCCGACTGTTAGAAGCGCCGACCTAGCAGCCACTAAACCTGAACCTGAAAAGGGTGGTCGTTACGCTGATCCTGATTGGACTCGCCTAACCAAATGCTCTTACGAAAGGGATACAGGGAATTTCTATATCCTTGACATGAAATCTATGCGGGATCGTGCTGCACTCGTTGATAACCTTGTTATGAAGACCGCTAGGGAAGATGGTAGTGACGTTTATACAGTGCTTGCTCAAGACGCTGGGGCAGCGGGTAAAGAGGTTGCTGAAGCAAAGCGTTCAAAGCTCCTTTCTCAAGGCAATAAACCCATCATTGTTAAGGCACGAAAATCAAAGCTTCAGAGTTCAGAGAACTTTCTGATCGCTTGCCAAGAAGGAAGAGTTTTCGTTGTCAAAGGCACCTTTAGTGATGGCAATTATGCTGAGCTTGAAAACTTTGATGGTGGTAAGCATTCTGGTCATGATGACATTATGGATACGCTTTCCCAAGCTTATAACACTCTGACTACTGGTCGTCTAATCCCTACTATTAAGCTTTCTAAGAACAATCCTCGCCTTAACAATCTATTCGGCAAAACGCTTTTACAGTAAAGAGGACAATATGCCTAACAAATCATTTTATAGAACTAAGGTGGCTTTCTATGCCTCTATTGGTTACAGAGATCCCAATACTAATAGGTGGGTCGAAGGCTATACAGCACCTCTCTTCAAGAAGGTTAATATCCAGCCTTTTAAAGATGGTGAGATGCTGACATTTAATGAGTCTGCACTTTACTACACCGAAGGATATAAGAAGGTGTATTTCAGACCTCCTTTGGACTTCCCTGAAAACCCTAGTGAAGATGCCCAGATACTCTTCTTCTTTGATGGTGACTTCTATCAGGTGAAAGGGAATATGGATTTCACAACGCTCGCTAGAGGTGGTAAGCACGTCAAGATGTTGGCTGTAAAATACTCTAGCTCTAATGTTCCAGACATTGAAGAGCCAACATTGTAATGGATTGTAATTGGCTATTAACTGATCATTTTTTAACCATGCTTGGTTAATTTGATTGTGAGGATTTATCTGGTGATTCCATAGATAGTCTTTCGGATAGTTTCTAATAGTTCTAGGGAAGATGCTTTACAGGTTATGTTATGACTTCTTTGGTTTGTCCCCATAAATACCCGCCAAATCCTTATAAAAATCCCTCTCAGCTCCCATAGATCTATCCAACTGATTTCCAGAAATACATTGATAAATACAATAAGCAATCCTTCCTAGCCAAGCCTCTGAATACTCCTGACAAGTTATACATTCGTTTGAAATTCAAGATTATTACCTATTATCTTGATTATCTTGGCAGCACTTTCAACGGTAATTCTAAGGTTCTGGATAGACTCTTTTAGGTTCTGTCAAGTCTTGTCCTGATCTCGTTGAAATTATGGAAATCTAATTTGGTAGGGGGCTTCGTGCGGGGTAGTCCCTCATATTCCTATGAAGGTCTATCTGATTTAAAACTATAAAAGGTGAGTAAAATGAATAATGAGATTAGTAAGCTCTACGCTTCACTAGGCTTTCGGGTCGATTGGAAGAATCTAAGGCGCTTTGAAAAGAGGCTTGGTGATGCTCAAGTTAATATGCAGAAGAGGGCGGCTAGCTTTCAACAGGCGTATCAACACCAAGCAAAACGCCAGACAGCGGCACTTGCATCATTAGAAAGACGCTATAACAAGCACTCTGGTAATCTCCAACGAATGCGGAATGACTATAGCCGTATCAATACCGAATATAAGAAGGTGAATATTAGTCTAGAAAGACGCCGAAGGCTTCTCGAAGATATCTCTAGGGAGTATCGAAACGTTAGGGATCAGGCTAATAGGGCTGTGAAACCTGTAAGGCGTCCTTCTAGTGTCTCTTCAGAGGGTTCTTCAACAGGTGTTGGCAGGAATCGACGTTCTATCATTGCTGCGCCTGTTGGTGGTGTTGCTGGTGGTGCTGCTACAGCGGCTGTTACGGCTGGTGTCGCTACTGCTGCCGGTGCCTGGATGAGTAACGAGCAATTCCAGCGTTTTGAGGCTATTAAAAGTGCCTTTGTAAGCCTTGAGGGCTCTACTGAAGCCGCCAATAAGAAGCTTAGTCAGATGGCCGGTATGGCTGATTATTTCGGGCAGAACTTCATGTCTGTTGCCGATGGCTATAGGTCTTTTGCCAATGCCCTTAAAGGTTCTTCTATCGAAGACCAAACAATGAGGATGTATAACAACCTTCAGGCTTACGCTACTTCCCTTGGTCTGAATCAACAAGACCTTTCAGGCATTCAATTAGCAATCGGTCAAATTGCCGCAACTGGTAGGGTTCAGGGTGATGAATTGAACCAGCTAGCAGAACGGGGAATCTCAAGAAACCTTCTTGCTGAATCTATGGGATTGAGCCTAGAAGAGTTCACGAAAAGGCAACGCTCTAATGATGGTATCCTCGCTAAGAATATCCTTCCTGCACTCTCTAAATTGATGGCAGAAAGGGCTAATATTGGTGGTGCCCTTGAACAGCGTCGAGCTTCTACCCAAGCACAACAGAACAGGGCTCTTAACGCTGCCTTCTATGCCAATATCCTAGCGAACCAATCAGGGATTAACGATTACTTTCAAGAGTTCTATATCGGCCTGAAAGAGATGGTCGAAAAGGCTTTGCCACTCTTTGAAGAGCTTGGGGAGCTGTTTGAAAGCCTTGGGCCAGAGACCAGAAAGAATCTTGAAGCCTTTGGGGATGTTCTAGGCGCTATTGGGAATGTCTCTGATTCTCTTGATGGTGTCGATGTAGAGACTCCCTTTATCCGGCTGTCTGAAGTCCTAACAGGGCTTTCTAACTTCCTCAATGACATTGCTGATACCATTGATCTAATGAGAAGCGATAGCGGCTGGAAAGAGAAGGTGGCCGGTCTTTCTACCATGCTTGTTAATCAGCTAGAGAGGGTTACAGAGACGTTCCTTAATGCTGTTATTGATAAGCTGAATATCCTGATTCCCAAGCAGTTTGAAATTGGTCATGTAGACTTCAAGCCTGAAAGGATTCATACACCTAATGTTGATTTGAGTGGTGTAAATGCTTTGCTTGGCAATGTCAGTTCAAATCTAAATCGAGTGAGTGATTCAGCCAGTAAAAGAATTGCTCCACTACTCAATAAACACGGTGGTACAAGTGACCTTCATACACCTCTATTCGGTGATGTTGTCGTGGATCGTGAGAGGGCAAGGGAGATGCTAAAGCAGAATATGCAGCCTCCTGAGATGCTTTCTAAACCGTCTAGTAACACCACCAATTACACCATTGATGCACCAGTGACCATTTCAGTTGATGGCTACAACAAAGACCCTGAAAGCCTTACTCAGATGATTCAGGAAAATTTCGAGAATAACATGAACTCTATTATTCGTGGTGCTAGTACGGCTCAACCTAATACGGAGCGTTAATAATGTATAAAGAAGCATGTATTGCCTTGGTGGTTATCTGTCTTGGTCTGTCAGGATATATTTACAATAACCATCAAAGCACCAGCTATAAAAGCCAGCTTGAACTCGAAATGAAGATCAAGGAACACTTTGATAACACCATTAGCAGCTATCAGAACAAGCTGTATGAGCGTTATAGTGATCTACATAACGAGTATCAGTTGCTAGATAGGCGTGTTAAGCAACTTGAAAGATCAATGTATTAATCCTCCTTGCCTCGTTTCTAAGCGAGGCTTTTTTGTGCATGAGTTATAAGAAATCAGTTATTGATAACCAAAGGTGATGCTAATACGCTTTGGCGGATGCTGTGAGAATCTAATTACAAGGAGTGTTTTGGCGGGCTGGGAGAAGATGTTTTTTAGTTTTGTTTTGTTAAATATTGAGAATTAGATAATCCTTTATTTTTGTGCTAAGGTGTCAATGCTTAAATTTATAAAAATGGAATGTAATTATGGCTTACAATGTGGATGTTGATACTGTTAGTTCAGCTTTGGGCGCCAGTTCTTATAGCAATGGCGGCGTATTGGTTTTGGATCTTTATAGGCATGCTTTTAACCAGAGTTCATCTAATTGGTTTGTTCATGCCTGCTCGGGTGGCGATTATGGCAAGAAATCAGTAGACGTTTTGGTAGAGCTTGCTGCTAATCTAGAAAGAAAATGGTCGCATGACGTGGTGGAGCGTGTCTTTTCTGATTTTTGGGCTTCGATAGCCTTTCAGGAGAATTGGAGTATAACTATTGATAGAGATGTTACAGATTTAATGATGTTTAAGCTTGGTTTGTTCCATAAGCCAGATGCTAGTGCTTCGGATCGGAAAGCTTGGAATGAAAAAGTTTCTGAATATGTCTCATCTAACTCACTCCCTAAAGTTAAAAAGTTTTTAGAGGATAATGAAGTTCCTATAGAGCTTCGTTCTAAAAAGATCTTCTTTGAAGACTACAGTCCATCTCCGGGGTACAAGAAATACCTTCAGGAGTCTTTAGAGAGAATAGTCAATGGTGCTGTTTATGATCGTGAGCATTCTGGTGCTTTATGA